TGAATTCAGAAACAAAATCTTTTTTATATGGACTACGCAAAATCAATTCATCATCAACCAATAACAAATGCACTTCGGTGAATTGAGGTAAACTTGGAATAGGAATGTTGTCCCACGGCAAGTTTAACAATTCATCAACATGAATTTCTAATTTTTCTATTTGTTTTTTATATCTAGATGTAATCTTATCCAGCAACGATGCTTGATTAGTAGTCAATGGTTTTTTATTTACCAAATGCATTGTTTCTAAGTTGGATAGGAACCTTTTATCATAAGTACCTAACTTTATTGTTGATACAAGAAAATAAATTAATTGTTCTTTAGTTTTCGGTTTTGATATCATCTAGTTATTATAATACTTATGCATGGATAAAGCAAACACAAAGGCAAAAAAAGGAGACCGTAGTCTCCAAAAATAGGGTGGGGACTTATTGACATTGCCCCGGCCTTCACACGGCGTTAAACTTTCATGCAAGTTGCCTTAGCAAGATTCTGCCAATTGCTCGGACTAATCTTGACCAAATCTGCAACCTTCAATGCCATACGCAAGGACACTTCACGCAATTTGTTGTGATTGTCCCACATGTAACTCATAACTTCCGATGATTGTTCATCGGATAAATCATAGTCTTTGAACAGGCCGCCATCAGCATCACGATGGACCTGCTTGATACGCAACATTTTGTCACGTTCACTGTTGATAGTGAGGTCCAGATAGTGACAACGACTTTGCAATGCATCCAAGTGAGCCTTGATTTTGTTGCTACGACGGTCAGCAAAATTCAAGTTAGTGATAAAGATCACCGAGCCATTGAAGTTGAAAGTATTAGGGATACCTTCTTCACGCAAAATGCGACTGTCTTTGTTCCAACTGATTCGGCGAGTTTTGCCTGAATCCAAAGCACCTTTCAACACATTCAATGCATCAGGGTCTTCCCAAATGTCGCAGTCATCAAAGACCAAAACATTCTTGCTGTCAGAATATTTGTACAGTTTAGAGAACAAACCAATACCTGACATTGCACCTTTCACAATGTCAAAGCGAGGACGCTTGCCTGCGATTTTATCAAACAAACTTGCTTTTTCCATTTGCAAAGAGACACCGTGTGATTTGCCGACTCCAGGGGGACCTGACACAATCATAGCACGAATGTTGCCTGCAATACATGCGGCACTCATTTCATCAAGCACATTGAATCGGCTAGCAATGCGATCCATTGCCTCTACCTCAGACTCAGTAACCTCTGGTTCAACTGCAACAACAGGCTCAGTGCCTGACACAAATTGCAAATCATTTTGCGTATCAACATTAACCCTGATAAGACCACTACGTCCCGGGAATTGACCTTCATTTTTCACTGTAACAAACCCACCTTTCGTACCTGTTTGATACCCTTTCACCAATGTGAACACTTGATTAGCAATCGGCTGATTGCGATATGTGCCAGAAACAATGCGAACAGTAGACATTTAAACTCCTATATTAGTCACTGAAAAATACAATTATACACCCTAGTTGATTTATTGTCAACCGTTTTATGCAAATGTATTTGTAGTACTTTCTTTTACAACCTTAAAGGCTTCTAATGTCTTTTTAGGTTGTGCCAAAGGATTCTTTGCTATGAATTGCATCATTGCAAAAGAGGTCAATCCTAAAAATTTACCTTCTTTAGCTATCACGTTGAGAGCGGTTTCCAATTTCATTAGAGTTCCTTTAATCAATCAATACATGTATTATATAGCCAAAGTGATTTAATGTCAACCTTTTGCTAGATGCCATTTATCAACACTAAAGTATTCAAAATTGTCTATTGTGCGTCTACAAAAAGAACCATTAACTTGTAGTACTTTTGTATTAAGAAACATATCATTCCAAATATGTTCTAAAGGATTACTAAGTTGAATACTAATTAGTACACCAGCATTTAGCTTAAGATCCTTGAGCCAATATTGATTAGTAGTAATTCGTTTAGTTTTTCTAACTATCATCTTCAATGGTTGCAATTCTACAGAAAGTTTCAATAGTTTAGGCTTGTTTTCTTTGTCTAATTTTTTAAAGTTTTGATTTGCATCAACTGCACACCGAACTTCATCAATGTTAACATCGTACTCATAAAATATAGGTAGATAGTATGCTAAGCCTAACATGTTTTCTCTAACCATACGACCATCACCATGTACAAATGTGTTTAGATCCTTACGATATGCGGTCATATTCGGATTGTCATTTCGCAATGTTAACATCATAATTTTTTTACTGTAGTAGTCACGAATTTTCTTAGCCATTTCAATATCGGCATCGGCGACCTTACTAAACAATTCATCCTGTAATAGCTTGCCTATACCTGAGTGACCATTATCACGTAGTCTTTTCCAAGCAACACTTAATGCTAGTACATCAGTTGGTGTTTCATATACTTCATACTTTTTGACATGAGGATGCAAATTGTTTTCCGAAGAAAACATAAATGATCCATTTAACTGAGCCAAAGGTTGAATTGCGTGTAACTGTTTAGGTGTAAGTGATGTATTTGTTAAACTAACTGGGCTAAGGTTAACAAAATTATTTGATGTTATATTTGAATAACTCATATTGAAATATCTTCCATTCCTGCTGTGCGTAAACGCACGATATGTCCCATCTGCCATTGTTTGGCTTCAAGACCCTTCATAATACCTAACCAACGATTACGCAAATATGCTACTTCGTTGATTAACGTTTCATAATCGATTACCTCGTCTTCGCCGTCTACATACTTTTCAGCATCACGGCTTGTCAATGCTCTATTATACGCTTCTAAATATTTTTGAAAATGTTTTCGGCGAATTTTCCGTAATTGAATATTTAGGTAATTTAATACCGCTTCAATTTCTTGAAGTTGATTGAACCTATGTTCCGTAACGCCGGGCAAGGCCGCGATGTTCTTTTCTACGTTACCGTAAATCTTAACATCACTTTTTGCTGAACTTAATTCTATTTCATATTGAGATATGAAATCCGGTATTACAGTTAGGTCACTGCTAATACGGGTATACCAATTCATTTAATCCCACTCGTCGGTATCTTGTTCTTCTTCTTCGTATTCTTCATCTTGGAAATGCTGTTCAGCATAACCTTTTAACGCAGTAGTGATATCTTTGTCCTTAAAGGTATCTTTAATTTCATCGACCTCATAATTGTTATCAATCAACAAATTGACTAATGTATCTGCGGCATCACCGCGATCAATCAAATCAATGTGGTCACGTAGTGCATCCCAAACTTCGGCAATCAAATCTAGTTTCATTCTTCAGGCTCCTCTGTTGCTTCAGTACTTAGCTTTTTTCCATGATTTTTGCTAAACTCTTCCATGACTTTATCTAAGCAACCACCTTCATTTGACTCCCAACCTTTACGGAACATCTTTAATATTTCTCCGTCATCAGTTGTATATGATAAACGATTACCTTCTTTAGTTAAGAGTTCGTTCTTCTCAAACAAATCAAGTAGACCACTGTACGGGTTCATACCGGTTTCATATGGGATCTTAATCTGTAATGTTTCAAAAGGTTTAGAATATCGTGTTTTCATAATCTTACATGCGGCACGAATACCTTTTACTTCTGAAACTTTGTTACCATCTTCATCTTCTTTGAGTTTGAGTTTCTTCATAGCAACAAGAATACTACTTGCATAGACAAAGCCTTGTCCACCTGACACTTTGTCATCTGGATCAAACATATCCTGACTTGCGTATGTATGATTAGTTGCAACCATACCGATGTTCAAACTTCCGAACATGTTAACAGAGTTACGAACAAGAGCAGCCAATGCTTTAGGCTTACGACCCATGTCCCCCTTCATATCACCTGCCTCAAACTGATTTACATCAGTTGGAGTCAATAACATTCCCAAGCTATCAATGACAAACAATACTTTAGGTCTGTCTTCTTGCGGGAGTGTTTTATAATCAGTCACAAATTTACTGATTGTCTTGGCTACATCATCAATCATAGCCATGTTTAGTTTTAATAGTTTACTTTCTGAGGTATCAACACCTAAGGCGTGTAACCATTTCTCATCTAATGCGTTTTCCGAATCAATGAGTACAACAAAGATACCTTGTTGTTGAGCATGGCGTACCAAGTTTCCAGAACAGATAAAACTTTTCCCAGAACCTGACTCTCCAGCAAATACAGTAACTTTGCCCAATGGTACACCTTTATTAAAATCACCACTAATAAGATAGTTAAGTGCGTAATTTCCTGTGTTAATCCAATCAGTAGGGTCGTTAAATCCAATGCTTAATCCTTCTATACTTTTTGTTATTTCTTTTCTAAATTTACTTACGTCAAATGGCTTACCCAATTTTATCTCCAATCATCTTTCCATTAGTATACACGCTAAACGGTTGTTTATCAAGTAACTCGGGACAATTATCCGCAATTGCATCTAATTCATAGTCAAGGGGATAATGTCTCAATGCCGCTCTTGCGCGGTCACGAACTATACTAGGAACTCTGGGTGTTTTGCCAGGGTCGCATAGTTCTTCCAATAATTTTTTACCTTGCTTAATGGCTCGGTATCTTTCATCTGGTAGTGTCATAACTTCTCCTTAATAGGGAGAGGTTTCCCTCTCCCATTTCATTTAAGCAGTTTTAGTTTGACGGGCACGAATCATTGCTAGAATGTCCTGTGCCTTATCACTACTAGGAGTTGCTTTTGGAACTGTGATCGGTGTTGAAGCCGCTTCTGGCTCATCATCTGACCACGGTGCTGACTCTGCAACGGGTGCTGATGCGGGTGCGCTGGTATCAGCAGGCGCTTGTGTTACTACCGCATTTGACCCACTAGGAGCGTCAAGACCATATGGTCTGTAATAATTACCCCAACGTTCATTGTCGTAAGGTTGTCCATCTACGCTTGCCTCAAACATTTCTTTGATAATGCGTAGTTCTGCTTCACCTGGCTTCTTAGGCAAGAAATCAGACATATTGAACAAACCATGTGCTTCAATCGCTGCCATTTCTGCTTCGGTCAATGCACTTTCTTTACGTGCCCAATTACTTGTTGAGTAATCTGCATAACCACCTTTACTTGTTTTCTTAACGTTGAAGTCAAGACCACGCATATAGTCAGTTGGCAATTCTTCCATCTCAGGGTCCATCAAACTTGATTTGATGATTGTAAAGATTTGTGGACTGATAACAAATCTACGAATTGGATTCGCAGGTTGCTTGTCATCACCTAGTGGATTTTGACGAACAAAACCTTGGAATAGATAACTACGTTTCTTCCAATACTTGTTTGCCATTTCTTTCAAACTTTCGTCTTTATACCAGGGGCGAACTTCTGCCAATACTGGACATGTTGATCCGTCATTGTACATTTCAACGCAAGGTACTTGTACTTGAATTTGTTTTACGTTTGGATCACCTTTAACACCATTGAATGGTAGTTTGATGATTTGACGTTCTACCCAGAAGAAAGTATTCTTACTATCTGCGTCTGGCAACAAACGTAAAGTAGCTGTAGTACCTTCGTCCATATTCCAGTGGGGGTAGATTGAGTTGTCAGATTGTTGGTTGCTTGAACCAGTTGACTTATTTTCTTGTGCCGCGATACGGGCACGAATTTCTGCTAATGAGGCCATAATATTCTCCTTATTTCATTAAGATGGTCTTTGTTTAATATTCGCCGTTTCCCTATGAAACGACTAACACATGATAAAGTATAACATACTTTTCTCACATGTCAATAGTATTTATCCCAATTGAGGGTAAATACATTTTTTTCTAGTGTTTTTTGAAGATTTCTGGTAACCCAATAACGGTGTCTAACATTCGTTCATAGGTTTCATCTAGGCTGGTTGCTGTGAATAGGTCTCGCTGAGGATCAGGACCTTCTTCTTCCAAGTTGTAATAAATCACATCCAAGAAGTCATTCATAATCTTTTGAGTTACTTCTTCTAGTCTATAAAGATAAATTAAATTATCTTGTATTTGGTCAACAATTTGGTCATCATTGTATGTGTTATTGATATTGGGAAATCTTCGTTTGAACATCTTCACAACTACCGGTGTATTGTTCTTTAGCCAACTTTTATATTCAACATCTGAGGTTCTTATATCTTCGTTTACTGCAACATTTTTTTCATCATCTGCAAATGTAGACAAATCAGGGCCGCCCAATCTTTGTGGGTTTAAACGAACAACATTATCAGTTCTTGGCTGGGCACTGCCAGGTT